TTAACTAATATTATGCGTCCATTGCTTATAGAGCATGATATCCGTGTAGCTTGAGTTGTAGTTAACTGTAGCGTTCATAGACTCCACTGCAGCACCCGTGAACGGATTACTCATAGGTGTTTTAGTTTCAATCCACTCACATAGCTCAATGATAGAGGACTTGTTAGACGTGAAATAAAAGTAATTTGTACCGTCCAACACCTGCAGCACGTCCAGATAATCCCTTAACTTCCAGTAACTCTTGTACGTTCCGGCATCAGTTGACAGGTAAGGAGGATCAACTAGAAATACCACATTAACGGTATCTTTGTGGTTCCCAAATAACTCTTTGTAGCATTTGCTCACTACTTCAATGCCTTCCAGATAGCCCACGCCACTATAATTGGACTTCCTAACGCAATTATAAAGCGTCTCCTTTTCCAAAGCTTCAAACGAAAGCACGTATTTCATACTGAACAAAATACTAGAAGACAATGTAATATAATCCACATAACCGCCCTCGTGAGCTAATTTGACGCACGCTATAACACTATCTCTTGTGCGCCCAATAATTCTACTATCTTTTGGATAATCGCTTAAAATAGCCCTTAAGCCTTCAATAAGCTGATTAGTCTTATCGATATTCTCAAGGCGTTCTCTAAAATTATCAAAATCATTATAAATTACTTTTGCATCTGGGTAAACTGACTTCACTGTGTGACTTAGCAAACCACTGCCGCCAAATAAGTCTACATAGACTGCATTGTCAGGGTATTGCTTTAAAGCGGTTTTAAACTGCTTTAGAAATTTGCGTTTTTGCCCCATAAATGGCAAAGGTGCTGCAGTGAAAATTTTCTTTTTTGTTTCCATTCGATTTTTGATTGATGATTGATTAAATTATTTATTATACTATATTTGCCTGACCACAGAATTATTACAACAGCAAAGCCACGAGCATAGAAGACTTTGTCCTCCAACGCTCGTGGCTTTGGCTATATTTTTAATTCTGTGGTAAGACTTAAATTTGTTGGAGGACTATTTTTACTTCCCATCCTCCGTAGGAACTACACTAAACTATCGATGCTTTTTGCACAATGATCAGGATCTATTTTGTCCAGGACAAAGGCAACTCCTTTACCTATCCCCGTGAGCGTGTTATCACGCTGATTTTTACCTAATACACTCGATATTGTTTCTTTACGTTTACCAAATTCATAACCTCCTTTCTTTATTAAAATCAGGTTAAACAAGTCTTTGCAAACTACGTTAGCCGAGGCATCTATACTAGTAGCAATGCTTAAAAACTGATCATCTAAACGCTTAAAAGAAAACTTCCAACGCCTTTTGTACAAATTGATAAAAAATGTTGTCAGCAGACCTAGAGGAAAAAGCCATATTGCTAAAAAAAGTGACAAAAATGATAATGCGGTACCCATATTACTGTAAGTTCATAAATATTAATTCTTTGACTGTCATAGGCTCATACCCAAATACTTCAGTGTTTAAAGCATTTAAGACTTCTGTGTTAGTTTCTGCATTTACAGCATTTACAAAAGAGCTACTGGTCCCTGTTTTCATGTAGTTACTATACTCAGCAGTATAGGCGGTATTTAAAAGGGTGTACAATGCTATATTCTTAGCTTGAAGGTAATCATCAGCTTTAAATCTTTCTTCTCTCAATACAGACCTCATTTTAGGACTTGAAAAACCTGTTAATGTTTCAGTACCATCTGCTTTAAATACAGGTTCTAAAGTAAAGTAGTAGGGTTGCATTTCTTTAACTTGAGCTTTTTCTCCAGCCCAATCAATCCAATTCATTGTCTTTCTTAGTCCTAAATAAACATCAGGATATACAACTCCATTGTATTGATAGTCTCCTACAATCTTACTATACTCAATACGTATGGCTTCTTTGGTATTTTCATAATAATATGACTTTGATACCTTTTCGCCTTTCATATTGTACACTGGTTCTCTCTCATTCAACCAACTGATTGAAGAGAAATCTTTGTCTGTAAGGGTATTGATATTAATACCCTTTTGTTCTATAATGTAGTCTATAACTAATCTTGCACTCATAATTATTAGTTTTTAGTTTATTTCTATATATTCTATATCTGAAACATCATAAACTTTTAATTTTAATTTAAAAAGTAAATTCTCTGTAACAACAAGGGTAGAAGACACAGATATAATACCATTTACATAGTAATAAAGTGACCCATATTGATACCTAAATTCGTGTATATCTTGAGGTTTAGGTACGTCCCAATAAGAAGCAGGTCTATGTGCATAAAATGACACGTTGCCGTTGCCTAGCCAACCTCCATAAGACTTAAACGATCCTGAATTTTTATACATTCCAAAGTAAAAAACTTCCTCTTTTGTTGACTCTTTTACTAAAGCAAAATTTCTTTCATTAGTATTTCCTTCTGCGGCTGTTCCCATAGGGTCACCTAATGGAGTCTTTTGTAGCATAAATTTTAGTCTCCAATTTTTTGTAAAATCAAAAGATTTATTCCATGTTGCTGACTTATACGTACCATATACCCCAATCTTTGCTGCACCTTCTTCACTCATATCATAAGAGGGGTCAAGGTCTACCCAAGAAGTTGCATTTGGTTTATAAACAACCCCATAAGTAATCAGTAAAGCATTGTTTTTAGTAGTACTTAATCCATTATTCATAGTAATAAAAAAACTACCCTCTATTGCTCCTGTAATAACATTAACTAAAATCTCATTACTACTTTTAAAGGTTGCGTAGTTTATAGTATTAACTCCGCCAATAACAATAGCAGTAGGATTAGCCACTCTATCGCACATAGCAGGAGTAAAGAAACTTCCTAATATTCTAATATTTCCCGTTGTACTGGGTAAATAACTATCAGGTATTAACTCTTGAATATAAGGCGCAGGAGCAGTAGCAATAGAATACAATTTAAGGTTTCCTAATGCATCTGTACTTAATACTTTATTCGTTGGAATTTGCCCATCATTACGAGTGTTAGGGTAATTACTCAATCGCACATCTTTATTTAAAAAATCTGTAACGTCCAAAACATCTGCTGCAACAATTGCCGCTTGACCCACGCCAAAGCTTCTACCTCTTAATCTCAATTCAAAAACACGTCCAGTATCCGTAGTATTGAATTTTACAATTTCATTGGCAGCAACTGCAAGAACTGGATTTAACGCATTGATATACGCTACTATTCCCGCTGTGTTTTGAGCCGTCAAAGCCGTGGAAAGAATGGGTTTAAATGTTGTAACCACATTACTAGTAATATTGCCAACGGTTGTGCTTAAAGCATCAATCAACCCTTTCAAACTCTTCCCCATCTCAGCCGTCAATGCCTTAGTGTTTCCACCCGTGGTCAAGTCATTCACCAAGATCGTGCTCAATGAAGTTTGCACCGTTTCAATAGCATCTACAATCTCCTGAACGCTGTCTAAATTGATATTGTATGATGTCAACAATAAATTTATCCCTGTAATTTGTGTCTGTAAAAGTTTCCCCTGCTCGGCACTCAACAATGAAGTTGCGCCACCGGTAACTAGGTCATTTACCACATTCAAATATTCTATCGCTAGTTTTTGAAACTCATTCAAAGGCGCATAGCCATTAGCAGCACCTTTTTTGTTTTTATCTTCTTTGCCTAAAAACAAATCAGCGTGAGCATCCTCCGCCACCTTGTGTGCATTAAACTGGTCGTTTTCCGTTTTAGCGTTCAATGTGTTTGTAAGGTTAGAAATAGCGCTTTGCGGAATCGTTTCGCTCTTATTCCAAAAACTACCCCACGAAGCCCAAAACTGAGCTTGCGTAGGCTTTTTGCCTGTCATGAACCAATCGTATATTTGTGCTAATGTTGCCATAATGTTATCCTATATAAATGATGTAAGCTAATGTGTAATAAGGCGGTCTGTTCTCGTGCGGAGTGCCCGAACCTGATTGTTCCGTTGTAAAGGAGCCAGTTTGCGTATTGCTTTTATTAATCGCTCTTACACCGCTTCCGTTACTTGAAACCTCTTGATCTAATTCGTATTGTTTATAAGTGTGGGAGTGAGCCCCATTATTGGTAGCGGTCAAGCTTACTTTTTTGCTTCCGCCAATCATCCCAATCGCATTATAATCGGCATCATCAGGGTCGTAACCCACAATAAATTGACCTTTTAAATTTGGAGTACCGTTGCTACCGTCACACAATTGCCAACCCGTTGGAATAGTAGAAACTGAGCCGCAGTACAATTGCGGGTTAGTTCCCGCAGGCAAAAGCCTAGCCTGGATACTTTTCAGGCTGTCCATTCGTTTAAAGTCAGTCCACGGCCACGAAGTTTCCGCCGTGCCAAAAGTGGCGTAGCGTATCGTGTGAACTTCCTTGAGGCCTCCGTTTTTAAATCCACGGTTTACGGCTTCTTCAATTATAACTACAGTCGATGTTAGCGTGACGGCCGCCGCTTTGAAAGCGTATAATTCGCCACCAATGTACACAGCACCATCTCCAATAGTCTTACCCGTCAATTTACAGCCAGATATAATGGTTAAATCTCCCGCCAAGGCTCCCAAAGCGTTAAAAATCGAATACGCCGTTTGCATTTCCTGCAATCGTTCGGTTTTTAATGGATAACCGCCTGTTTGATTAAAATTTGATCTATTCATCTATAATAATATTATAGCGTTTGCCGCCAGCTTTATAAAGTTCAATGTGAGCACGTAGCCCGTTTAATTGCGTGTTGTAAATGGTTTCTGGAACATAAACAATGAAGTCTAAACCCGTATCCGCCGTTTCAGCTTCGGTTCTAAGCCACACCATTTCCTCCTCGGCTTCTGTACCTAACCAAACGTCCTGTTCTTCCGCCTCGGTAAAGATGTACTGCGTGTCAAACAGCAATCCGTCACCTATATAAATACGCCTCTCAACTGGGTCAAACTTATCGTTAAGCGACCCTCTTAAATAGCAAATTTGGTTCGTGTGTTCCAGTTTATAAATGTTGTCAATGCGCCAATTGTACCATTTGTAATAAAGGCTATTAAGCGGCTTTAACAGAATTTGCGCCAAGGCAGAGACAGACGGCTTTCGCAACATCGTTGGCAAATTATCCAACGCCAGAATATTCCAGTCTATCTTATACCACATAATTGATGTTATCAAAAGTTACAATTTCAAAATAGCCGCTTTCGGCAATCTTAGAAACAAATATCGGTTGTGGAGTTCCGTAGCCATTTAGTGCGGGATCAATCCACGAACTTTCGGCACTCAATAAAGTAGCGTCAAGAACACCAGGAATAATTTGCAACTTATCGATCAATAAAGAGAGCTGTAGCTCACCATTAAATTTAAGTTCTTTCATAAACTCCTGTAACGCTTCATTAACGGGGTAATTAGCGTCGAGTTTGCTCATTCCACTTTCGTCAAGCACTAAAGCATCCCGTTTGATTTGTAGATTGATATACAGTCTGTCAGCTTTGTAATTAATAATCGTAACCTGAACACCCGCCACTCTAATCTCATTGATGTAAGCCTGAATCGCTTCCACCTGTGAGGGGTCGTCAAAATCAGATAAAACGCCGTTAGTTTCTCCCGCTATTTTTAGAATTACACGGCTACTATCAGCAGCCTCATTTACGGCTGCATACTTGATAATTTTCGAAAGCGCAATTTGTTCCGCCGTCGCATTTCCATTATCGAAATAATCTTTATCAGCCACCAAGTCAAAACCAAATTGAAAGCGCAAAGCCATCGTTCTATACCAAGGCAGCGTTCCCGCTTTTTCATTGGCTAATCGCTCGTTGACTTCCTTTGTGTGTTGATCAAAAAATAACTCATGTATAAAAAGAGCCAAAGCCACAATTTCAAAAAGGATATTCTCCAAACTCACCAGCGAAAATTCAGCATCAAACGAAGCACCAACCGCGTAACCGTATTTTGCAGCCAAAGTTTCATTAGCCATAAATGGCGTAGTGATTTCTGCTTTTATTTGTTTTTTAGTTCTTGCCATTATCCTACTATAAATGTGTTTTCGATTATCATTGCACCAATTCCTTCATCGGCTACAATGAGCTCGTGGTTTTGTTTGGTTATTGCGGTGGCTGATTTGCTATTATTTGTTTTAAAATAATTAGTCACCGCTATTTCTGTATAAATACTTTCGGGATTTTCCAGAATTTCGCCCGTTACAAGTTCCTCTGTAATGGACTTATTGTTTTTTAAAGCCCAATCAAAAACAGCCGCTACATTGCCACTTTCCTGAACAGCAATATCAAATAAAGTTTGTCCTTGATGTACAATTACATTACTCATAACTGGCTTCTATTTTTAACGGTTTCCCTTGTGATAATTCAACCGCCCTTACATTCAACCCATCTTTAGAAAAATGCTCTCGAATACGGTGACGAAAACGCAAATAATCATTATCTAAAGTCAATTCAACAATAGCCACTCCAAGCGTAGGAACAAATTTGATTTCGCCAGGATTAGCAATTAATAAAAGTGCTTGATTTTGACTCAAAGTATTACCTATTATCAAACCCTTAGCAATCTTTCCATTACCATCACGTTGTACTTCAATTTTTAAGTCAATTGCTTCCAATCCGCCATTACCATCTGATAATTGAATTCCTCTATCTTTCATAATTAGCTTATAGTTCCTGTTCCACTTCCTGATTGATTTGTCGCTGTACCCGTTGTAGTAACATTTACGTTTACAGTTCCCGACTTTACAAAGGAATCAATACCATCACTTAATCGAGTTGCAAATTCCTCTATGGAATTTTCTTCTTTTGCTAACATATCAGTCAAAAGAGAAACAATCGTAGTTTTTAATGTTGTTTTGTTTAATGCCATTTTAATCGCTGTTTAAAAGTGTTTTAAATTTCGCATCTAAAGCCTCAAATTTCGTTATTGACGATGGAGCTACTTTACCTGGTCCAGTAGGTGTCAAAATGATCATAGTCTTAATTTCAGTTATGAACTGGGTAACCAATGCTCCAAAATTATTACTCGAGTTTTTCAAAGTCACCTTTCCGGAAGTTCCATCAACAGCGAATTCAAAATCTCCTTTTTTGTATCGAATGCTTTCTACAGCATCAACTTTAATAAGCATCAAACTACTTAAAGTCCCTGTTTGGCTCATTAATATCACCTCACTATTTATCTTAGGAACAATCAAAAACCGATCTTCGCCATCTGAAATAGTCGCTTTCAATCGCACATCTGACAAAACCAACTCACTTAATAATTTTACGGTGCACGTATCATTTTCAATAGACACAACCGTTGCCGTAATAGCGAGGTTTGGAGTAATTCCCAAAGCTTTAATTAAGGCTTGTTTTATTTCTGCTGCTGTATCCATTACAAACTCAATTTTATACCCGGTTTAACCGTTCTTTTAAAGCCATTTTCACTTATCGAAGTGCTTACGCCAACTACATAGTATTTTCCATCCTGATCGGGATAATCCTCGTCTTTAATTTTAACTGAGTAGGTTGGTTTTACAAATGGTATTGCCCAGGTGTCAAAACTTCCCTCATACATATCAGCCGATCGCCTTATTAGTTCCGCATCGGCTATTTTTTTTAAATCAGCTGTTGCAATTGATCCTACTTTCAAAGTAATTTTATCGCCTCCAGTTGTCCCTCCAGTATAACTCTCAACCTTTCCGTTCAAATTTGTTTTTTCAACCGTTACTTCAACTTTTCGGTCAATAGCTTTTTTAAATTCCAAAGAACTATTTTCAACATTTCTTTGCATCGAATAAATAGCTTCACCACCCTTTTCAGTATAAGGTGCATGAATATGCAACTCTTTTTTTTCGGTGTCGAAATAAATATTAGCCTTAGTTTCTTCCGTTATTTTTTTTAATACATCATAAGCTGTGGCTTGATGAATGACAAATTTTTCATAACTGATACTATAATCACAAACCAACGTATAAGACGAATCTATCTGATCAATTAAAAGTTGTGCTATTTTTGGAACTGAGGTAGGTTTCAATTCTACATCTTTCACCTCTTTTCTAAATAAAAAAAGAGCATCTTCACAATTAATTTTCAATGAATTATCATTATTGACCACATCCAGTACATAGCCCACAAATTCCGTTTGCAATTCACCATCATAGCCCGCTTTTATAATCACTTCCGAACCTCGCTTAACCTCCTTTCCAATATTGAAAACATCATTCATAAACGCCTCTGGTAATGTGATCACAGCCGTATCGACTAAATTATCTACACTACAATCAATATCAATAGATTCAAAAGTTCGCAACGAATAATTGATACCTTCAGTTTTAAATCGAATATTCCAATTGATGTTGTACATTAAAAATCTTCTTTAATCAACAGTTCATAAGAGTAATCACTTGTTAGCTTCAGCTCAAAAGCTTGAACATTTTCACCCTTTGTAAACGGGAAACGATAATCCTCTACTACCACTTTTGTAATTCCTGCTAATTCCAAAGGATGACAATAAATAAACAGTTCCTTCGAATGTTTTAAAAATTCAAACAACTTAATAAATTGATCTTTTGGAAAACAATCTTCGGGCTTTCCCTGCATGATACTTCCTATCAATACACCTGTGACTGTTATGTCAAAATCCTTACGGTTCCAACGTTCTTTTATCGTGCCTATTAATTTCTCCCCTTGTTTAGCTACGTTGCGTTTTACAATGTTATTCCCTGATCCAAAATCAATCATAGGCTCATACGGAAAAACCCAACGAACACTATTTTCTTTAAAGGAAAAACTTAACGGAAAAAACTGTTCGTCTTCATTAACAGCGTTAGGCGTTGTCCAGTTGTCATTTATATTAATTGCTTTGCCCGGTACATCCGAAACGTTATTATCATTTTTTAAAGGCAAAAAAGGAATAACTGGCAAAACGTGTTTACGCAACTGACCGTTCAAAATATTTACATTCTGAATTAAACTAACTGCTCGACTTCCCATCAAACTAGCAAACAATAAATCTTGATTATCTAAAGCCATATTATCCGTTAGCTGTTCCAGCCATTGCTAAAATTCTTAATAACTCATCTGTAACACCTTCGCCCGATTGTTTAGCAGCAGTTGCACCGCCGTTTACATTATCGGCTTTCAAACCGATTAATTGCTCAATCTTTATAGTGATGTAATTGTGCTTAGTACCACCAGTGGCGACGGCTTCATTACTTTTTTTCATTTTGTCCGAACCGCCATTAGTATTGCCAGAACCACCACCGTTACCTAAATTAGTTCCGGGTAATCCGGGTGTACTTATTCCGCTGGCTTCACTGGCTTTTTTCTCCTTTTTCCATTTTACGGAGTCGTAAGCAGCTCTAAATTCACCTGCTGCCTGAACTGCTGTGTTTCCTGCTTTTTTATAACCATCAACAATTGATTTCTTACGAGCTTCAATCTGTGTATTAAGCTGTGAAATCTGGGCGTTGTTTTCGGCTTTGTTGCCTAATCCAACTATGTTTTTAAACTTATACCAAGCAATTTGAATTTTATTGATACCAATCATAAATCCGTTCACTAACATATTAAATTGTGCTTTTGCTGTTTGAACATAGGCTACAAAAAGTAGTTTTGCACCATTAACGGTATGTTTCCATGCTTTTCCCCATCCTTCAGTTTTTGAAACAACGAGAGCAATTACAGCCACTAGAGCAACAACACCAGCAACAATCAAAACAACTGGATTTATTGCCATTATAGCGTTAAATGCCGCTTGTGCGCCAGTCCATGTGCTTGTAGCTCCAGTAACTATCGATGTCCACAACGCTTGCAATTTTGTAGCACTTGTTAAAGTTGAAAACACGGTGCCAGCTCCTTGCATTATTGGCATTAGATTCGAAAAATCACGAGCGGTATTACCTAAAACATCTGCATAGCCTATCCAGCCATTCGTACCATTAAAAAGTGAAATTTTAAAATCATCTATTTGAGCCTTTAGCCGTTTGTTTTTCTCCAAAGGGCTTTCCATAATAATAGCAGCTTGTTCATACGCTGTATTAGTTCCGGTCACGGCTTTAGTCAACCTTTCGGCTTCATCAGTATTCGAAATCATAGCAATAGCTGCGTTGCTATTTTCTTTACCAAACAACTTAGTTACTAATGCCTGGTCCTGCATGATATTTTTAAGTGGCTTTATCCTTTCGGATAGTGACACCGAATTATCCGTTAACTTATTAATATCAACACCCGCTGCTTTTAATTCAGTCCTTACATCTTTTGGTAAAAATCGTCCTTGTGCTAATGTTGCCATTACATTACGCAATGCAACACCTCCTTCAGCTCCTTTTTTACCATTTTTATCCAATACCTGAATCCAAGCGTTTGTTTCCTCAAATCCTACACTTGCCGTTTTAGCTGCTAATCCTGATTGTTCTAAAGCTTGTGCAATCTGTGGCAATTCAGCAGAACCTTCTTTGGCAGATGCTGCCATTACGTTGTTCATTCGTGCCATTTCCTTCGACGCAGCTATAGGGTCATCAAGCGCAACTTGATATTGATTCAATGCCGTTGTTAAAACATTAGTTGCAGCCACAGTATCACCGCCCATCAACTTACTGGTTATCGATGCCTCTCTACCCATTGCCTGTAAAGCTTTAGGAACCTTGGCAATCTCAGGTGACAATTGAGAAAGAATCAACTTATATGACTCAGCTGATTGGGATGCTTCACCACCAAATGTTTTAGCATTTTGGCGGGCATACCCTTCAATATCTTTTAGTTTTTGTCCTGTAACTCCAGTAATTGCTTGAAGGTCGTACATACTTGTACTTAAATCCAGTCCGGGCTTGTTCATGCTCGCAATTCCGTCAGCAGCTGCGCTCACGTTTTGGATAAAAGCGTTCATATTTAGAGAATTGAACCTTTTTTGAATTTTATCAATACCAGTAAGAACGTTATTCGAAAATTTATCAATAGTAGAATTAGCCTTATCAACATTACTGTTGATTTGAATCATGTAGCTTAATGTATTGCTCATTGTGATTAAGGATTTTCTAGTTTTCTGATATAAATTAATTCAGCGTATTTATTTGCCCATTCCTTGTCTGTCAAGTCATCAGGATTAAGATGATAATAATACCTTAATTGAGCGTTCGCTATTCGGAGCCAGTCATTCTCATGAACTGCCGATGACTCTACAGCTTTTCCAGCTCAAATTTTTCAAAGGCGCATATTTCGTCTAGCATAGGACAAATTCCTAAAAACAAACTATCGTTTGTCATGATTTCCTCATCACCATGTAGCCAGCAACTTTTTAAAATTGAGGCATTAAAATTTAAAGAATCGGTTTCACTTGCTTTTGTAGCATAGATTAACTCTTGACGTGTTGGTTTTCTCAAATAACAAATCTTATCCGATTCCTTGGCTTTCAGCGCATAAACATTTAGATGTTGCGCTTTCCATTCTGCTATTTGTTCTGCGGTTGCTTTTTTCATTGTTTATTGTTGTGGTTTTTATAAAAGCACTCCCGAAGGAGTGCTTTAATGTTATGCTTGATTTAAAACTCTCAAGGCCATAAATGGAATTGTAATTTCCATGAATTTATCACCCTGTTTCAATTCCTTTGATGATTCACCAAAAGAAATTCCAACAATTCTATTTGTTGTCATAGCGTCTCCTAAAGACGGATTACCATAAGCGACAACTGCATCGAGGTTTAGTCCCAAAATAGATCCGTTACCTGCTTTTTCCAAAGCAATAAGCTCCGATTGCAAAACAGTGATCTCTCCTTCTACAGTGATATTTCCACTTTGAATACTTTGAGGAAATCTCCCTTTAGCATGCAATGGTTCTTGCTCTATCTTTTCTGTGTACTTAATTGCTCGGATTCCAGTTACATCCCTACCTCCTAAAATGAGAGTCATATCGCCCCATTCGTATTGTCTTGAATTAAATGCCATAATTATTGCCCTGTATTAAATCCGATTGTAAATTCTAAGAATCGACCGTATCCATGAGGACGCACTCTGATTCTTCCTTTTATTGTTGAATCCTGTGCGATGTTGTTAGTAACATCAATTACACATTCAGCTCCTGTATCATTTGCTACGGTCTCATCAACTGAAAGTTCCCCTTTAGCTGACATTTCCTGTGCAATTTTTCGCTCCACTTCAGCCTCTAATGCCTTAGCATAAGCCGCTTGTATTTTTCCTTCGTTCGTCAACGGAACGGTGTCCAGGACAAAATTGGTTAAGGTTTGATTTGCTAAAACAAAAGCCTTATCAATAACACGTCTACGAGTTAAGAAATGATAATCATCCTCAACCGTACAAGCCAAATGATCATCTACAAAATAGTAACCCGATTTACCTACGTGAGTAGTCAATGTGATAAATCCTTTGTCATACAAAGCATCAATATTAACCTGCTCAATTGGTGTGTCCAGGACAAAGAACTCTAAAGGTTTCAATGCGCCATCTTTCACACGCCCAACATTAACATGTACTTGGTTCTTAGCGATACGACCACCCAAAACTCCAACCGCAGCACCTTTCGATGCGGTTGTTCCGGTTCTTGTTTCGGTATCCCCAATTAAAACCGCTACACGGTTGTAAGTGGTCGTCGAGAAACCTATTAGATCGGCAGGAACTCCCGTGTAATTATATCCTTCGATAACAAAAACAACGGGGTGTATTTTGTTTTCGGTGAAATCATCAGCAATCGCTTGAGCCGCTGCTAACGTAGCTGGAAAACCTTCACGCAAACCGTTTTCACTCGTTACTTCAGCAACGCTTGGAGCATATTTGCATAATACAACACGAATACGTCTATTAGATGCCATTAAAAGTGTTGCGCTGTCTGCAACTAATTCGTCTAAAGTTCTGGTTTTGGCAACGCCATAAATCCAAAGTTCAGTCCCGTCTCCCGCTTCAGCATAAAACTCCTTGATGGTTTTGTGCAATTCATAGTTAGAAATTCCACCTATGATGCCCAATGTTTCGGCTTCTTTCAAACTAAACACTGTATAAACAGTATTTAAAGCAAAAGTTCCGTTTGCGGTAGCACTTGCTATAATAGAGCAAATTCCGTCGGGGCTTGTAGCGACAACCCCAAGGTTGCCGTTTTCAAAGCCTATACTTACTTTTGGTTTTCCCATTACTCTTGAGTATTAGTTCCTTCTTGTGCGCTTGCTTTTGCAGCCACTAACAAAGGAAAGATTGTGTCTTTTTTCTCGTTTTCAGCCTCCAAACCTAAAGCTTTGAATAGCTTTACCGCTTCTGGATATTTAGTAACCGCTGGATCAAATTCGGCTAATGACTTAGCTAATTCTGCCTTAGCTTCTTTTTCTTTTTCTTTTTCAGCTGCTTCGAATTCTGCCATTTCTCGGTCGGCATCCGTCAACTCTTCCTCATCCACGACCTGTAATTCCCTTTCGTTAAATACGGGTTCAACGCTTTTATCCTTTAAGGTTTTGGCGTGATTCTTTGCGTCAGTCTCTTGATAAAATGGTGTTCCATCTGAAGTGATGTACGCTTTCTTTAAGTCTGGATTTGTTTCAAAAATTTTGTGCATGATTTTATGTGATTTTAGATTTTACAAATAGCCAAACTGCTAATAAGAGCGAAATAATGGCAATGATTCTTAATAGTTTAATTTGTGTTTCCTGCCACCAAGTCAGTTTATTTACTTCGACCGGCACTCTGATGACTTCGTTACTCGTTTGATGTGTGTTTTTATAATGAGCGAGTAATTCCTGAGCTCGTGCTTCACAGTCAATTTTCAACTGGTTGTTATCCAGCCGAACCTTTGGGCTTTTTAATGTGCGCCCTGGTTCGGCTTGAACAACCTGCTTTATAACGACTACTCCGTTTTGACACTCTAATAATGCCTGATAAGAGCTACTGTCTTTTTCTATCTTAAAAATGGTGTCGTACACCGTTTCTTTGATGGTGATGGTTTGTGATCTGTTTTCAAACGCGGCGGGCTTCGCGCTTCCGCAGGAAGCCAGTACCACGAGTGAGAAAAACGACAACACAATGTGTTTTAGTGATTTCATCAATACTCTTTTTTAGCGTCAAACGAAGGACATTCTTTAATGCGCTCCCAACTTTCAATGATTCCGTTTTTGTTCAAATCAGGTGAAAAGTCACGATGTCCTTGAATGATAATTTTGTTAGTGTTTGCGTTGTTTTTTAACCATTCCTGAGCCTCTTTTATACAGCTTTTAATAGCTGTTTTTTGGGCTTCTGTTCGGGTGTCTTTGCCTTTCCAAATTGGTTGTCGCGCCGTTCCCTTATTTTGAACACCTCCTACATAGCAGATATTGATTGTTTGCTCGTTGAAACCTAAAACACCGTTTGATGTTTTACTAAAATCGAGTAGCTTGTGTATGGTTCCATCCACTTCAATTAATCGGTGGTATCCAGGAGACTTCCATCCTTTGGTTTTCCAAAAAGCCTCTATTGATTCCCGCTTGCCGAAACCAGCCGAACAATGAATAGCTATGTGTTTTATTCCTTTAGCCGTTCTCATTATATCTTACCATTTAATTGCTTGTACTTTGTCAACTCTGTTATTAAGTGTGCTACCTGCTCGGTTAGCTCATCAAACTGCTTGTTTCTATTCTTGAGCTTCGCATTCAAGTCTTGAATTAGTAAATCTTGAGTATCAATAACATCATCTCTCTTTTTTATTTGAGCAATGGCTTTATCCAGTTGTTCAGTAGCAAAATCCAAAAGACCTTTTGTTAAATCAAGTTGTGACTTGTCATTTTCAATGTCCTTAGCCTTTGCATCTGCTGTTTCTATATCTTTTTGCGCCTTTGGTTTTACCCAATCCCAAAACTTGGTTCCAGCTATACCCAAAAAGGCAAAAAGCGAAGGATATAAGACTATGTTTAAAAATTCGTTCACGTTGATTGATTTAAAAAAAGGCTACTACTATGAGTAGTAGCCTTTTGTTTATGGTCTAAATTTGATTCTAGTAGATTGCTCCAATTCCTTTCGAATCAAAAGGCATTGCAATAAAGTAATGTCTGTAATTCAATAAATTGGTTTGCGCTTCAGGATCGTTTTTAGCTTCTTTGAAGTATTGCTTAGTCAAACCTGACTTTTTAGCAATTTGACCAATCCAGAAAGCAAATGATCCTCGACGATCTCCCGCTGCTTTTAAAGCTCCAAAGGCTTTTTTCACACCTGCATCCGTGTACAATGGGTTACCGTTGTATTGGAACAATTGGAATCCTGCAATCTGTGGAGCTGGCATTCCTGTGTTATAATTCACTAATTTGTCCCCAAAGTTTTTACGATCCACCAAAAGGTCATTCCAGTGTGCTGTAGACAACACTAATCTTCTACCTTCAGTAGATACTTCAGCCGTGTCCAATGCTTCTTTCAGCCTTACCATATCTTCATAGGTTAATGAAGCATTACCTCCAACAGTACGTGGCGCACCTGTAGCGGCAATAACTGGAGTTGCAGCATCATTTGAAGCTGGCGCAATAGCATGAGCCGCTTTCTTATACTTTTTTGTATTGATCGCATTCGTGTGCGATTTTGTCGCTGGGTCAATTACGGCATACGATGCCCCGATGATTTTATCGTCAGAGATTGACGTTGGTTTTGTTTGGTATTTATCCAAACTTACCACCGTTTCATCATCTGTATAGGCTTGTACCGCTAATGGATAAGCCGTGTTGTTCAACAACACATCAGGATTGAATGAAGTTCTTGGAATGTGAATGACGTTCAATTCCGAAGCGTCGCCTGAACCCATTTCTAACACATTTGTGTCTAGTTCTGGAATTCCATCCAACCAAGGAGCTACATCTTGTGTAGTTAGGTTCTGGCGAACTCTGTCCAACCATACCTCTGCAAAATTTGCTGGCATATTTTTAAAATTTTAGTTTAATGATTTGCTGTTACGAAAACAGTTTTTTGTACCCGTCTGGATTGTCAGCTTTAAAAGCTAACTGGTCACCAATAGACAATTTTTGAAACTCATCCATCGTTTTCACTTCAACCCCTCCAGTTCCTCCTGGAACGGTAATACCAGCACCAAGATTTGTTTTACCCGGAATAGCGGCTAAAGTGGTTTCCAATACTTCAGGTGAGCTGATTCCCAACTGTACAAAAGCTTCTTTTTTGTCTGCAGGAATTTTTCCTTGCGTAATGGCTAAATCTACTTTTTGAGTAGCTGCCAATTTTACAGCCGTTTCATGGGCTTCTTTTTGCGCTTGAGCGGCTAATTTCAAGCCCTTGTTTTCTGTAGTCAAAGCGGTCAGCTTAGCCGATAAGTCCAATACTTTAGACTCTACATCTGCCACGTCCAATCCATCGGTTGGCTGGTCTTTAAAACCTAAAACCATAAGAGTAGCTACGCTTAATAAGATTTTTTTCATAGTATGATCAATATTTAATTTGTCTTCAAATTTGTTAGAAATAGAAAGTGTCAGGTTGGATACTTCATCTTCAGAGAGTAGTTTACCATCGATGCTATAAATTGCAATAGCGCCACGATTAGAAGGCACAGGGATCATTGAAACTTCAGCGAGCTCGCACTCCATCAATACCACTCGGTCACCAATTCTTTCCATCGAATCCCAATTAGGAATAATTCCCATCGAGCAACCTTTCAAAATGCCTTTGTCTACTTTTTTTGCAATAGATGCGCCTGGCTCACTCTCTTCGTCAAAGTGAGGTTTCAATTTTAATAAACCACCTTCTTTAAGTGGTTCAGACCAATTGCCAATTGCGTTTTCAGTGGTGTTAATGTGATTGTTCAGCATAATTGGATTGTCGTTGAAACGATCCATTTTGATACCCAAAGTGTTAATGAAAAAACCATACGAGTTTTTCACATTTTCATCATTACACACAAAAAATTGAGGTCTTGGCATTGTCTAATTTTTAAATTTGAGTTGGCAGTTCTTGCCGTTTGAGATGACAAATATTAGCCGAATGCCATTCTAAAAAAAACAAATGCACAGCACCCGAACACTTATGTACCAAGACTTAACAGAGTTGTAAAGCAAGTAAACAGTAATTTTTTTCAAAGCCTCTATTCTGTCAACTTTGCTAGTAAATACGCAAATATGGGAGTCAAAAAACAGGTCGAGCACGATCTAGCAAAAAGGTATTATGTTAACGATGGTTTAAGTCAAAAAGAGATTGCCGAACGCTTGAAGCTTACGGAGAAAACCGTTGGCTCTTGGGTAAAAAAAGGCGATTGGGACAAAGAAAAAGTTTCATTGCTAGTTACAAAGGACAATCAAATCACAACATTATACGGACAATTACAAGCCGTAAATGATGAGATAAAGACACGCCCGGTTGTTCGTGACATACCCAACTTTATGTTGAAGCCTATCAAACTAAAAGACAGTTCTGGTGATGAGAAATTAGAATACCCAAAATACGTTGCTGAGGACTATCCCATTTTGATTGGGAACTTTCCCAACTCAAAAGACACTGATATGATCTCTAAACTCACCACCGCCATAAAGCGACTAGAGACAGAAACAAATATTGGCGAAACCATATCAGTTGCAAAAGGCTTGGTACTATTTATTAGAAGTGTCGATTCTGTTTTTGCAAATCAATTAACGAGCTATTGTGATGCCTTTATCAAACAAAAGATGACCGATGGCACTAAGTAGAAAAGACAAAGAACAATTAGTCGCTTGGGATGCCTTTGTAGTCAATCAATATAGGGCAACGCCTGTTGATTTGAACGAAACGGCAACTGATAAACTAAAAAGAATAGCGCGTTTAGAAGCCAATGATGAGGAATGGTTTAAGGAATATTTTCCTAATTTTTACACTTCAGAACCAGCCCCATTTCACAAAAAAGCAACCAAGCGGGTAATGACCAATGCCGAATGGTATGAGGTGCGTTCTTGGGCGAGAGATTTATCCAAGTCGGGTAGGACAATGATGGAAGTCATTAAACTAACAATGACGGGTAAAAAGAAGACCGTAATCCTAACATCTGCCACTTATGATGATGCCGAAAGGCTTTTAAAGCCCTATAAAACGATTCTTGAAGTCAATGATCGTTTGAAAAATGATTATGGTGTACAGGAAGCTTTAAGCGGTTGGTCGGAGGGGGATTTTACCACTAAGAAAGGCGTTTCATTTAGAGCCGTTGGTGCTGGACAATCCCCTCGTGGAACTCGTAACGATGCCGCACGTCCAGATTTGATATTGATTGATGATTTTGATACGGATGTTGATTGTAATAACCCGGATACCATTGAAAAGAAATACTCTTGGTTGGAAACCGCATTAATCCCAACCCGTTCCATTTCCGTTCCGTTGTTGATTATTGCCTGTGGTAACATCATTGCCAAATATTGCTGTATTACTGAAATGGCCAAAAAAGCCAACATTCACGACATTGTAAATATTCGGGACAAAAACGGGGTTTCGACTTGGCCACAACGAAATACTGAGGCGTTGATTGATTTAGCTTTTAGAACGATGACCACCAGCGCCATTCAAAAAGAGTATTTTAATAATCCTATCCGTGTTGGTAAATTATTCAAAAAAGTACATTGGGCGAAGTGCCCACCGCTTCGAGCCTGTGAGCATGTTCTTGTTTATTCTGATCCTGCCACATCCAACAAGGATAATAAAAGCAGCTCTCGAAAATTTACTGGAGTCATTGGATACCGACAAGGAAACTTTTATTTATACAAGGTTTGGCTTGATAACATGACACAGCAAACCTTTGTCACCAATCTCTACCACGCACACGATTGGGTAAAAAGCAAAAAGGTAGACACCTTTAAAACTTGGATTGAAAACAACTCGCTGCAAGACCCCTTTTGGGAACAAGTTCTTAAACCCTTGGTTAAAACCGTTGGTAAGCTATTGAACAAATTCCCGATTTTTATGTCATTGGACAAACGGAAAAAAGACGATAAATACACTCGTATCGAGGGAACTCTAGAACCAAAACACAAACAAGGTTGCCTGTACTTCAATGAAGATGAAAAAGACAATCCGCACATGCAAAGAATGGCGGAAGAATTTTTAGGGGTTGCACCCAATTCTAAAATGATGGATGGACCCGATGGATTGGAAGGTGGTGTTTGGATTATTGAAAACATTTCAAGCAAAGAGAATTCGGAGTATGTCGTAGGACATATTAACAATCGTAAATATTAAAACTATGATAGTAGAATACCAAATTGGTGTAGATGTATTGGGTTTCCCAATCTATTTCAGACACGAAATTTATAAAGGAGAAACCAATCAATCCAAGTTTCAGCCTAAGCCTCGAAAATGGCTTAAAGTCATTCAATCCATAATTAAACAGCATTAATATGTTTATCAATAAAGAAGATTTAGGAAGTGTCATTTATGACTATCAACTAGACCAAATTACAGACGGTAATGATGATCTCGTAGTGCAAGCGTGTAATGCTGCCATAGAGGAAGCAAGAAGTTATTTAACTCCAAATACCGACAATAAAAAATGGCTAGACGGGCGACTGTTGTATGATGTCGAAAACATTTTCAATAAAGTAGGGAACGACCGCCACTCGCTTGTGGTGCAACATTGCTGCACATTAGCAAAATGGTATGTTGCCGAATTGTGCAATGCTGACTTTATATACGAAAAAGCAAAAGAACGCTATGATCGTGCTACGAGTTGGTTTACAAAAGTAGCAACCGGAACAATCAATGTTTCCTCGTTGCCACAATTAGTAAGAGACGAAACAACAGCAGGCGACAAACAACCTTTTGAATTTGGTTCAAGAGCAAAATTCAATCACGATTATTAAGATGGGAAAAATTACAGATTTTATAAAAAACCCGTTTGGGCAAAAGCCCGAAACGGTAAACCTTGGAGTAAGTGGTAGTACTAAGCCAGGGAATAGTTACATTCAGAACATTGTACCCAAAACCATTAGTCAAACACGTCAAGACATAAAGACCTGGACTAACGCTCAAAATATGGCGATGGTAGAAGAGAATCCAAAATTCTTTCCTATCCAAAACCTGTACGACAACATTCTGAAAGATTTACACCTGCAATCTCAGGTCAATAATAGAATGCTTAAATCATTAAGCCGTCCTTTCAGTATCAAAAATGCTGACGGAAAAACTAATGATGATTTAACGACATTACTTCAGGACAAAGGTTTTGTTTTTCAAATCAATAAAGCGATTTTAGAAACCGTTTATAGACGCCACTCTTTGGGTGAGTTCTCGTATAAAATGGTCAATAATGAGCCTGTATTAACTTTTGACACTATACCGCGTCAAAATGTTGACCCAGTAACCGGCTATATTTATTATGACTATACCGATGATAAAAAAATCAAGTACAGAGAACAAAAAGAATACGGCTCTTGGCTGATTGAATTTGGAGAAAAAAACACCACTCTAGGCTTATTGGATGGTTGTGTACCAATGGTATTATTCAAGCGTTTTGGTGGTAGCTGTTGGAGTGAATTATGTGAGATTTACGGAATCCCGCCTCGAGTTATGAAAACCAATACGCAAGACCGGGTAATGGTCAATCGTGCTAAACAAATGATGGCTGATATGGGATCAGCTGCTTACTTTATCATTGATGATTCTGAAAGCTTCGAGTTTGCCAAAGGGGTGAGCACTAATGGTGATGTGTACGCTAATTTATTGCAGTATTGCAACAATGAGTTATCAATGGGAGTGTCTGGAACCGTAGTGGGTCAGGATACTAAAAACGGTTCCAACGGAAAGGAAAAAACCTCTATTGGTATCTTGGACGATTTAGTAGACAGTGATTTATCCCTAATTGAACAATGCTGGCGTGACACGGTAATTCCTGCTTTGCAAGTTTTAGGAATATTGCCAGCTGGCGTGTTGTATAAATACGATGCTACGGAAGATTTAGACGTGCTTTGGAAAATGGTAACTGAAGCTGCCAATTTTTTGGAAGTTGATCCAAAATGGGTGGAAGAGAAATTTGGTATTAAAGTTATTGGAACAAAAAAAACGGCTGAAACTGCTAATTTATCTTTAAATCTGGGCGAAGGTTTTTTCGTCTAAGCCCTGAATATTTTGGGGCATTGCATTTGCGAATTTCCAATTTGTACGATTGCGGTTGTGAAGACTGTAAAACTAAATTATTGACGCTAGCGCCATCTAATAACAAAGCATTTAAACAGCTTTTAAACACTGGTGAAAGTGCCTTTAAACGATTGCATGAGATTGGGAGTTACAAACCAGAAGATTTAAAAACGGAGAAAGCCTATCAGGAATTAATCAATCAAACTTTTGAAGCTTTCAATTTCGCAATTACTGATAATGATATACCTGAAGTAATGCGAAACGCCTTGCAGGATAACGCTCGTTTATTTGGTGGGCTAAAAACACATGCGCAATTGTTTGAAGCTTCAAAACTATTGCTAGATGACAAAGGCAATTTAAAACCATTCAGTCAATTGTCGAACGAATACGATAAACTGAATATAACCTACAATAAAAACTATTTGGAGGCTGAATATGAGTTTGCAGTGGGTTCGTCACAAATGGCCGCGAAGTGGAATGAGTTTGCAGACAATGACCGTTATGAGTTGCAATACCGTACAGCTGGAGACAATCGAGTACGTGCGGAACACGATGCGTTAAGAGATATTACTTTGCCCAAGTCTGACCCTTTTTGGAACTCTTACACACCGCCCAATGGATGGAACTGCCGTTGTACTGTGGTAGAGGTTTTAAAGGAAAAATTTGAAACCAGCGACAGCGAAAAAGCAATTGCAGCAGGCGAAAAAGCCACAAGCCAAATAGGTAAGGATGGCAAGAACCGTTTAGAAATTTTTAGGTTTAATCCTGGTGCGCAAAAAGTGGTGTTCCCACCAGCACATCCTTATACAAAAGTGAAGGGAGCAAATGAGGTTAAAGTCGAAATAGAAAAAGGCTTTGTTCCTAAAAATATTGATAATTACGAAAAGAAATTCGGAGTAAAATTAGATAGAAGTTTTTTCGAATTACTGAACAAAGAAACCACTTTAACTGAGGTTAATTTAGACAAAAGAGTTCGTGCTACAGGAGCGTATTACCATCCAACGGAAAACTATGTTCGAATTCCATTTGACGAAAGGAAACAAAGAAGTAAATGGAATGCCCAATCAATCATTTATCATGAATTTGGTCACGCTGCTGACTGGCAAAGAGGATTTAAAAATCAAAAAGAAGTTACTGATTTAATGCAAAAACATAAAAAGATTTTTGCTAAAAATAAAAATCAACAATTTAAGGAACTTGATGTTAAATTAAGACAGATGCTATATAATGCTCATATAAGCAAAGATTTTGATATGATTGAAAAAATTGGAGCTAGTGCTGATACTGTAGCCTCTTTAAATTCAAATTTCGGATTTGGACATACAAAAGCATATTTTAAAACGGCTGGAATGTCAGAAGCTGAGTTTATTGCTCATACATTTGAAAACAGATATGCCGGTAATGATGTATTCAAGGAGATTATGCCAGAGCTTTATGAAGAAATGATAAAACTTGCTGATGTTTTAAAAACTAAATAAAAGTAATATCTGAAACGGTGTATTCGTCAACTAATATGTCAGACTCAGTAATGGATGGTTTAAGAGCAAGCCTTTTACTTTCAGATTGAGCTTTCTCTAATAACGGGTAAAGTTTCTCACCTAATTGAACCATAAGCGTGGATAGGAATTGAGCATACTCATCGGCTTCATTGCCTGAATAATCTCTTTTTGATAAAAGTTCGTTAAGTAGTTCTTTACCTTCCATAAAACAAATGTACAAAAAATATTAATATGCAAGATTTTATAAAAAATATTCTATCTGATATAAGGATTGATCTAACTGACGAATTCGACAGAAATTTTGAACGCAAAGCCTTTTTTGATAAGCCTTGGGAAAATTCAAAAATCCCAAACCACAAAGGAAGCCTAATGATGCGCACAGGTAAACTGAGACGTTCCATACGATCAAAACAATCTAATAATGACATTAGCTGGTCGAGTAGCTTGCCTTATGCCAGCCTACAGAATGAAGGTGGAGAAATTGAAGTAACTGCAAAAATGAAACGCTTCTTTTGGGCGATGTTTTACAAGGCAAATGGTGCCGTAACTGCCTCAGGAAAAGGAGAACGAAACAAACGACTTTCACAGGAGGCGCAAACATGGAGAGCCTTAGCCCTGCAAAAAGTGGGTGCCAAAATGAAGATCAAACAAAGGCAGTTTATTGGCGATCACCCGCAAGTGAGAAAACGTGTTGAGCATGTGATTGACAAAAATATGAAGGAATTAGAAAAAGACATATTTAACAAATTGAAACGATGAGTAAAGAAGTTTTACAAAATATCCAAAACAAACTAGAGACTATTCCGGCACTTAGATATGTGGATGAAGATTGGGGACAACTCGATGATTATTCGCCACATCCACCCACGCAATTTCCTTTGGCGTTGATAGATATTGGAGCGCTGCAGTATTCTGATATTGGAACACACAGAACGTCCATACCTCAAAACCGGCAAATGGCCACAGGTACTATTGTGATAAGTATTGCTAATCTCAAATTAACCAATTCCAGTGCCAGAGCTCCACAACCGCAAAAGGATAAAGCTTGGGCTATTTGGGATATTGTCGAAAGCGTTCACGCCAAATTGCATGGTATTCCTGTAGGTGGTGCTGCGGGTGCTTTGATGCGCACGGCCATGCGAAAAGTGAAACGAGACGATGGTATTCAGGAGTATGAGGTTACTTATACCATTGGGATGACCAATGTTTAATAAAACAATCGAGTTTGAACAGCAATTAAATCCTCGACTTTTTTAAGTTCCGAAGTGACTGGAGTACAAAGCACTTCGTAAAGTGTTGTTCTTGAAATGGGGTAAATCGGGCAAATGTATTTGCGCCAAACTACTGTAGTAGGAATGTCTTCGGTCTTGTGTTTTTGGTACAACTCTTTGATAAGTCTGTAACGTAACAGCTTATTGCGTTGAATACCAAGACTGCGATTTAGGGAGATAGACATATAAGCAAATGTAAATAGTTTTTATCTATTGTGCAACACCAATTGATAGGCATAAAAAAAACCGCTCTATTGAGCGGTTTTTGAATAGTTAGAATGATTTGATATTGTCCAGGTGGTTTCGTTTTTTCTAAACCAGTAATTAACACCAACAGCTCGATGTTTGAGCTCTAAAAGTGAATAATCTGAAAGTGCTGTTTCTAAAGTTGCATTTGTTTTAAAAACTCGCTGCCATGTAGAAAATAAATCTAAATACTTACCAGTAACCTCTCTAAAACGATATTGCTTAACTCCTTTTATTTCTAAATCTTTATTCTCTCCTTCAAAGTATAATACAAAATTCACTTCAAAACATTTTTCACATACTTCACTCCCTTTTGTTATTTTCTCTTTTAAATCAGCAGGCACAGATGGATCTATATACTTTACACGACAATATCCTATTTTTTCATTTTCAGTTATTTTTAAAAATTCCCATTTAGTTTTACCAGAATTAGCTATTTCATCAGCAAAATTCCTAACTTGTTCAATATTCATCTTTTCTAAAGACATTATGAAGTCAGCGTTAGGGTGGTTAAAAATTGCATCTTTTGCCGCTTGTGCATCTTTTGCCGCTTTTTCTTTTATATCGCTTTGTCTCACGCTTTCCATAGCTATTTCAGCAACTGTTTGGGCTTGACTAAAAAAGCCAATTAATAATGCTGTGAGTAGTAGTAGTGATTTTTTCATAATTATTTGATTTATATTTTTAGTAGCGACTCGACATCTATCCATTTCCTTTCGTGAACGTCCAAAAGCATTATATCTGGTATCGAACGCCCTTTGATATAGCTAATGACTTTATCTAAACTATCTGTTGAAATTTCGTAGACTCCATCAATAATAATAAAATACCTTGCGACTTTTTGTTCATAATAATGTATCTCCATAAATCAAATGTAAAAATTATTTGCACATATTATTATAAAGGTGGCAAATAAAACTATTGCCATTATTTTCAAAACCCTAATCCGCATTTTAAAGCGGTGGTCTATCTCTTGTATTTGGCGGTGATGATCGTTCCAGATATGTTGCATAATTAAAGGTATTTAGATTGTTTTATGATTCCTTACGGTTTTCCTCTTTCTCAAAATTAATTGTGTGAATGACTGGTTTAAAAAAAATGGGGTTCAAGTGGTAGTCTTTAAAAAACACTACCACTTCATCACTATAATGGTACTGTATTTTAACATCAAAATACCTTGAATGTTCTAAAATCATTGCTAGGCTATGATCTAGATAATTAGTCATTGGATAGCTAGTTAAAAGCTGTTGTAGCCAATTAGGTAAGCTGACAATTAATTCATCCGGGTTACAGTTCATTACTCTGAAGTGGTATATAGCATCCCTTAAAAAATTATGAATAGCTAGTATTTCTGATTTATTTATTGATTTTGTTCTCATGTTTTTAATATTTTTTATCTGTCCAGTGAATTAGTTTACCTGTAAAATCTTCATTGAAGTAAGCAAAGAATTCTTCTACCGTGTCGAAACCGTCGTTTTGGGCTAGTTCTAGCCATTTATCTTCTGATAAACGTTTGTCGTCAATGACAATAGCCCTTTTGGGTGGTAAATCATTTCGTAACACTTCTCGATCTGTATAGTAAACAATCTCAAAATCTTGAACACTCACTACTGGCAGAACCGGAGCAAACCGAAACATCTCTTTTCTATACATATTGATAAAAAAATCAATCTTCATGCCTGCTTTCCATCGGTTGGTTTTGTCTTCACGGATGGTGTGGAGTTTAGCGGGTTTTTTATCCTTTGCAATATAGTTATAGTCCTTTGGGTAATGCAATGCGGGGTTTAATCCCGCAATCATGTAAACTTCTTTTAAAGAAAAACATTTATGAATTTTCTCTACAAAATATGTAGGCTTCTTGTTTATCTGTGTGCTAAATCCTAGTATCATTTTCGTTTCTTTTTTTTAGGAGTTAAATGAGTTTGTTTGTTTCTCTTTTTTTGCCACATTAATTTTGATGCTCGGGCTACTTCTTGATATTCCCGAGCTTGCCTTTCTAGCTCTGCTAAATTTCTATCTTGCATCTTCTATCAGTTCTAATATTATACTTTTAAATACTCCATTTGGTTTGTGATCGTTAAGCCATTGCTCAGTCGTGGTGTTAGTTGCCATGCGGTATTGATCTGTCATTTCTTGCATGGGTCTGCTGCGTTTGTAAACCCCCTGTTGCATGGGCGTGAGTGCTTGAAAGGCTTTGGTGTTTTTTATTTTTTGATTCATTTTATGTTGCTTTTACCCAGTCATCGTGATAGTACTGGCGGTTAATGAATGTGGCAAGGTGTGCCGTTCCGGTTTGTTTTTTGGCGAGATACTTCTTGTATCCTGGTGTAGCGAGAAAGCATTTTATTTTATCGGCTTGTGATAATTTATTAAAGCTTTTCTGGGCGTCAAACTTTGATACTTTGTTGCCGTAAAAATCCCAAAGGGCTTCAAAGCTAAAGTCTGGTTCTCCCACCTCGATGGTGAGTTGCTTGAGTTTCTTTTTCCAGTCCTTTATGTGGTCTTCGAGGTAGGGAAACTTTCCTTTCTTATACAGCCAGTCTGAGTGCGCGGTGCTGAGTTCGCCTTCCATGACATTAAAGTGGATTAAAACCCCGTTTAAATTGTATTTAAACTGCCAGATACCACCGCTTTCAATCTTTACTGTGTAGGTTGTCGTGAGTTGTTCCATTGTTTTAGTTCTTCTAGTTCAAAAAATACAGGGATTGACAAATTAAATGATAGCCACAATTCAACTTTTGCACCTCTTGATTGCTCATAACACGGCATCGCTAGTACGGCATCGCATTTCATTAGTGCGTTAAGGCATTGTTTCATTGCGCTGTTCCACTCGGCTTCAGGGTTGTTGACTACTTCAATAGGACTAATAGGTTCTAAACCTTCCATAGCTACCCTTGCGCAGGTTGTTGCAAACTTTGCCGCTACTTCTTCTGGTGGTAATCCGGTTACTTTACCGGCGATGTATATTTTTTGTTTCATGCTAATTTTTGGTTTAAATCATTTTTAATATAGCGAATCACGTTACGGTCATATTCACTCATAGGGTAGTTGTCCACTATGGTGACAAAATACTCGAGATAGTGCGCCTCGTAATATTCTAAAGTAAGTGTGGTTTTCTTTTTCTTAGAAAATAGCGTCTGGTTCCAGTCGATCTCGATGTGTTTTTTCTTGAGCTTGACAATTACTTTGTCCAGGATAGATCGCGCCACTCTCACGTCTCTTGTGTTTACTGGTATTTTACCAATGGCGTTAAACGAGTGAACGAGTGCGCCTAATTGCTGTGGAGATAGTTTAAGAGGAATTTTCATTACATTAATTCGATTAGAATGTTAATATCTATTGATGAAAAGTTTTTTTTACCTAAAGCTGCGCCGTTAAACTCTAGGTAGGCATTTAAGAATTTATTGCCAGCCTCATACACGTAAGTAACGTGAAGTTCAGAGTCGTTTTTTTGAAGTCCCCACCAACGATAATAGCCATTATTATCTAAGGCATCGCCTTCCAGTTCCTTAAAACCCATTTTTGTGAGCTCTTCTATTGTAAGATGTGTTGTTGTCATGCGCAATCTGTTTTTGGTGGTTCTAAGGCTTCCCCGCATTGGGTACAAATAAGTTGAGTGGTTTCGCAAGTGGCGACACTTTCTATTACTCTAATTTCGGCTATGTCGTGCGGACATACCTCGATAATGCTATAGCTTTCCATGATTAATGAATTAAGCTGCAGTTAGTACAATATAAACTACCGTTTTTTTCTTTTGTTGACATTTCCATTTCACATTCGAAACAATAGAGGTCAGTAGATCCACATTGAACGGTGTTCTTTTTTCTTTTTTTTGCTTTTCTTTTTTTTTTCGGCTCAGTCCATGCTTCAAAAAACATCCCGAGAATAAAACCTACTATTACTGAAATTGATATCTCCATATTACTTATATTTTAAATTGAGTTTTTCCAAATTACTACCCCATCCAGGGCGACTATTATTTTTGATACTTCCTTTTCGGTCATTTCCTTTAAAGGCTTTTTAATTGGGCTTTTATCGCTCTTTAAAAAGCGGTCAAACCATCCTGTCATGTCGGCAACTTCGCCCCAGCGTTCGCTTTTAACCACTATGTTTGCAGTGCGCAGGTTTGCCATGATGCGCTTGTGTTGGGGGTTTTTGTAGTCGAATAGGCCGTAGTTGCTTTTATTGTGACATCTACCGCCCTGTAGGATGTTTATGAGTTGTTCCTTTGGTTTTTGGTAGTCATCTATGGCACTTCCTGTGCCTTCGTAGATATAGGGTGATTTAGTTTTCATTTGTAATTACTTTTTTTCGAACTGTTTTTCCGTAGAAAGCTTTGAAAGGAATACCACTTTCGTACATGTCTTGATGATCTTTGCACATTTATTTACCTTGTCCAATATTTTTTTTATTGCATCCATCGGCGGCACAATCTTCTATAAATACTATGTTCATTTTATTGTTGTTTTAAATTTGCTCCCGAGGCAGGAATTGAACCTGCAATGCAATGAAGTGATAACCTATTTCCACTCGGGACACCGAATTAACTAACCAATAGTTTTTTTATAGTTTTTTCGTTTTTACTAATTTCCTCTTATTGTCTTCTCGATCTTGCATTATTAATCTATTGCATAAATGATTAAATTCTAAAGGACCAGTTTCGTTGCTTGTTAATCTTGCCATAATCATTTGAGGAACTCTAGTCGCCAATACATGAAAGAAATCGTTTGGTGAAAAATCATCTGAGAGAACATCAATGTGATTTTCGTCTTCTTCATCAAAAATATTTGCGATTGCTCGTGAAATTTTAGCGTAATACTGAATTTGGTTTTCTTCGTTCATTGCCATAATTATAATTTATAGGTTGCTTTTGTGTGTGTTTTAAATCTTGGATTGTCAATGACTATTTTCTTATACCTGGAGAAAGCTCGATTCTCTGTGTCTGATAAATCCGTTCTTGAGATATAGTTACCGTTGGTATCCTTGTAAACAGTATGCCCATTGACACTATATTGCTGATGATCTTCTAGGGGCAGTATCGTTACTGTTGGTCTCATTTTTTAGTTGGTTAAAGTGGGTTTTGATTTTGAATCTAAGCCATAACACATAGGTAATTATGGCTTTTCCGTTCAGTAGTACTAGCAGTATCGCTAATAATATGCTGGTATTACTGTTGTTGATCTCCATGATCTGCTGGTATTACTTCGCTAAAAAAATCAAACTTGTAATTTCCTGAGAAACCTACTGAGGACATGGATAACGGCACATTAGTTTTAGAGCCATCTTCATTGATTAATGCGGCCTCAATAAACCATGAAGAGCGCACCGGCTTGTATGCTGACCCAATGATGGCCACACCGTCTTTAAATTCTTCATCGTTAGATTTAGCTGCGGCTTTTTGAAGCTCGAGAACTCGAGATCCTTTCAAATTTCCTTTGGCATCTTTTTTTAGTAGGTTGAAAAGCATGTCTACAAGTGAAGCAGTTTCTTCGTCTTTTGACAAGGAACCTATGTACTTTTCGACTTTTGCAATCCCTGCGGTTACGGTATCGTCCCAACCCTCATTGATGCGGTACCCGATGGTAATTTCTTCTTTATCTGTAGAAAAGGTGTGTGACTGTTGTTTCTCTTTTATACCGTAAACGATATTTTTTAAGTCTAAAACCTGCTCAAAAAACTGAAACGTTTTGGTTTTGGCTTCGCTAATTACTTCGGAAGCTGCGCAAAGCTGAAACATAGCTTTGGGTACCGTTTCAAGGACTAAAGCTTTGTAAGCTTCACGGTCTGTGTCTTTTTTGGCTTCTTTTTTGGCTAAGGCTTCTTTTAATTGTTCCGCACTGAACGTGCTTAGATCTAATGTTGCTGCATTCATAATTATTGGTTGATTTACTATTATATTATTGATGTTCATTTATTTTAAATATTGATCTTGATTGAATCCGCCCCAGTTGGTGGCTTGTATCTTCTCTACGGTGAACTTTATTTTTGCCTCTAATGCGGGTGGGCATTCATAACCTCTCACTTCGTGTAGATAGTTCTCGTTGTTGTCAAATGATAGTTGGCTAAATAATGACCCTCTTTCCTGATTAATGCAGATGCGTTCGCCCACTTTGAACACATATATCTTTCCTTCTTTTTGCAATTCTGAACAATAGAACAATACGTTCTGCAGGTCTTCTAGGCGTTGGTTGATTTTTCGGTTACTCATAATCTTCGTGGTGTAGGCGGTTTTCTAAATTCCTGATGTCGGTTTCAATCTCCACTCGGTTGGGATGATTGGGCATTTCGATGAGGAAGTTTTGCAGTTTTTCGATTCGGTCTTTAATTTTTGTTTCTGTCATGGTTAGTTTTGATTAATGATGGAGTATTCAATTCTTTTCCCGGCTACTTTTGTCAGCTGTGGTTTTGACTCTCTTTTTTGCGCCTGGTCTAACAATGCTTTTGGAAAGCGAGACATCATTTTATTCACGATAGTGCAATAAAACTGATCTTTATCTTTACCAGTGATCTCTGGGTAAGAGGCGGCTATTTCTCTAAAGTGTTCCTCGTGTTTTGCTAGTTCTTGCAGCCACCATTTATTAACAGAGCCACTCGCTAGGACGTTCTGGAAATCTCTAAGCCTTATTGTGACATTCTCTACCCAAAAAATATAGAACTCGAGTATAAAATTTTCTTTTGTTTCTTGGTTTTGTAGCAATTCCATTAAATAGGCTACTGCGTTTTCTTTTGTTGCTGTTTTTGCTGTGTTCATGGCTTTTGTTTGTTTTTTTAAATAATCTCTTTCCAATATTTAGCGGCTCTTTGAGCCCATATAACGAATGGCTGACCACCTCCGTTTAACCGTCCGTCAGGAAACATCTTGAATCCCTCAACCCATAATTTCAAATCGACATCAAACATGATATCATCTGCTAAAGCACCTTTTGGCATACTCCCTTTGGCTTGTGATATCCAAATGATCCCTTTCCCTTTTTTTAACATTAACTCCTTTAGTTGGTAATATTGAGCCTTAGTAATTCGAGTGTATTGAACCGAATCGACAAATAAGAAATCAGGTGATTTGGGTTTACTCATTCTAATAATTAACTCATCAAAAGGTTCACGATCTAAGAGAACAAATGAGTTACCACAACTTTCCATATGGTTTCGCACCAATGCATTTTGCATTGTTGACGAAAGCCCCTGTTCTAGGGAATCGTAGGCTACTTTCCCGAAATTTGTGAGGTACTTTGCAAACTTTATAGCCGCTTCGGTTTTACCGTTTGTAGTACCTCCCCAAATGATCGCCGAAAAGGCCTTGTCAGGTTTTCCTAGTGTAGATTCCCATTCACCAGAGAACTCTAAAGGATTGAATTTTTTTGAAAGAACGTTTGAAACAGAGTAGGCTCTATTTATTTTTTTTGCCATGCTTTTTTTTATAATAGTAATAAGAGCTTGCATTGACTTTTAACTCTTTTAGAACAATGGTTAATTTTTCATTTGCTAGCCTATCACTTATTGATTTGAAAAGGTCTTCAGTCATTCGTATACCTCGGTTATTCCATTTGTGTCCCACAATATTACTTTCGGTCATTCCTTTTTTACCCCAGTATAAATTGCTGTAATGATCTCCATTTGTTTCCACTGTGCGCCTTGCTGCGTGTTCTCCTGTAGGAGCTACGCCATGCCAAGCTTCACAAACTAGCCTGATAGTGTTTACCGTTTTTCTATTGACAAAAACTACTCTTCTAATTTTTTTTGTGTGAGGTAGTTGTTGGCTACTAATCTTTAAAACTTCATCATTAAGGAGTATTGTTGATCCGTCTTCATTAATCTTGAGGTATTCTATGATGGGGTGGTATCTAAATTCACTCATTATACTGCTCTTTTATTAGCGAAAACCATACGCTTGACACGTCTTAAATCTCCGTCGGCATCTTTCGCAATTCCTCTGATGGCCTGTTCGTCATTCAAATCATTGGCCACACATACTGCTTTTATATCTGAGAATGTAGTTTGATCTAATTCTATAAATCGTAACCCTACACGACTATAAATCTCACGATATCCTTTCTTTTGCATCGCGATTCCTCTACGGATGCGCTTTTCTAAATATTGAGTTGCCATGATGGTAATGCCACAATGTCCTTCGAGCTCGTTGTAGAGCGTGATGAAAAACAATAGAACCGTATCTGATAACTTATCGGCTTCATCTAATATGATCTTTGGTTTTGATGCTGATTTTAATGTCATAACTGCCTTGTGCATCATTTCAGGCAATGTCATACCGTCTGTCTCTTTTCCCATTTTAGAAAGTAACTCACGCAAAAACCATTTTTTGTCCCAGTATTCATTGCAGGAAAGTCTAAACACGTTTTTATTCTCTTCTTCATATTTCTTTGCAATGGCTGTTTTTCCGCTTCCTGCGTTTCCTGTTACGGCGATCACCAAAGAGAATATTTGAGATTCTGAAAATAATTTCATCAGCAGTTGAGAGTTTCCCGTCTCAGCAATTTTCCATTCGCTGGTACCGATGCCTAAAAAGGCAGAAACTTTACGCCACATTTCTTCAGATATGTTTTCCCAGTTATGGTTTCTCATTTGAGAAAGTAACGAGGCTGAAACGTTTTTCATTTCGACCGCTACTTTATTCTGAGACCCTTTTTGAGTGATGTATTGATCTAAATGTTCTACTATCGTTAATTTGTCTGTGTGTGTCATAATCTTAGGTTTAATCAGTGTTTAAATGGTTTTTAAAATATCTTTAAATGGTTAAAATCTGGAATGAAAAGCAGTCCTATCCGTTTCCATTTGTTCCTCCTTGGGTAAGTGTCCTTGAAACTTGATCATCATTTCTTGTTCCTCGATTAAGCTTTCACGGCTGATGCCGGTACGCTTAATTAAATTTTGATAAGCGAGTTCATCTCGTTTTAATTCTTCATCTCGAATGGCAATATCTTGATCTAATAATGCTCTTGAATTTCCTTTCATGAGTACTGGAATAGACTCATGCATTCTTTTTGATTGCGCGTAGGCAACAAATCTTTTTTCGCCTGAAGGGGTCAATGCATACAATCCTATAAATTCATCTAGTCGTTCAGGATCGTATCTTACAATTAGACTTTCGCCAACAAATTTTCTTCTAAATTCTGTATCGATGTTGTTTGTTTCGTCATACACCTCGTAGATGTAATCTTTGCCTTCAACAGTAAGCGGCATTCCGTGAGCGTAGTATTTTTTAACTTTGGTTTCATCAATCCAGAACATTGATAGCTGATCCATAATGCTAATTTCTTCGCGGTGCTCCGTTTCTTCATTGTATCTTTCGATGCGGTTGATTGCCCAATCTTCTTGTTTGCCAGCATTCCATTTATTAACCAGGGCAGAGAATATTTTATTGAATTGATCTACTGTAGGCAGGGCTTCTTTGTATTCCATGATAAAGTCCGTGTTGGGCTTATTAGTGGCGGTTCTTACCTTGATACTTTGCTTATCAGAAAACCACATTTTAGAAATTACTTGCTGTTGCAAGCGGTTAAAAATTTGCTCTGCTGGACTTGATTTCCTACCCACTTTATGGCTGTAGTGATGCCCTTTGACTGGTAACTTATCGTATAAATCTTGCATCTTTCCTGAGGTGTGCCCTGATTGCTTATCGTACGTGAACAAATGTGGACGACAACCGGAATGATTAACAGCCATTTTAATAGCTCTAAAGTGCGATGCATGGTTCTCGCTGTATGCAATGTCCCAACCAATTATTTTCTCGCTGTGAACGTCAAAAACAACGTTTATTTTAAGTGATGCCGCCATTTTCTGTTTGTTGTCTGCAAAGTGTACTAAGTCTAGCTTGGTACCATCAATTGCCCACCAAGCATTAGGGAACCACTGGGAACGGTTACGGGTTACGGTGTGGCCAAAGTGCTTCATGTATTCGTCTTTTCCGTCACGTGCTAGCATCCAAATCCTTTTTTGCTCCGTTTTATCAAGCCAAGCACCAACTGCTCTCTCGCTTAATGATTTCCATGCTTTAGCTTCTCGTACTGATTCGTAAATTCTAAGTACTTCAGTGATGGTGTATTTTACCGGCAAACAATATTGAGACATAATAAAATCGGCAACATCGTCAATGATTTTAGAAGGGTTAGAGTTCATCCATTTGCCTGAAACTATTGAACCGTAACTTTCAGTATCATATTTTTGGATAGCTCGCTTGAACGAAATCACGTTTTTGTACCGGGTGTGTAACCACGTTTCAGGTAGATTCCCGATTGCTTCGAGCATACGATCCCACATTTGTTTTTTACCTCCGAAGCGTTTTTGTACCACTACATTAAGTGCGATGTGTTTAACAGCGTTGAACATGATCGCCTGGTGTGTGTATTCTTTCTGCTTTTCTTCAGGAAGGTGTGAGCCGTTTTCTAATAGGTAATCTCTGAAATACTGTTCAGCGGTATGGTCCCAGTCCATGTAGTCGCTAAAAACAATGTTTTTCACGCTTGCGTATGGATCGCCTACTTTTTCACGTATCAGTTTCTTGAAACGGTCAGGGATGGACTCGTATGCTACTAAAGCCTTACGACCGTTACCGCCGATTGTTAGCTTTTTGATTTTACCGTTAGAGCATAGATATTTGTAATTTGCTTGTGACATTACTCCGGAGGAGTAAAGCCAAATACTAGCTACGCATAACGTGTTTTGTTGATACTCGAACATAAATTTGTTATTAAAGTTTATTCTGTAAATCCTTTACTAAATCTTCTCTATTGGTGATAATTCTATCCAAAGCATTAAATGCTTCAATATTACCACGGATGAATCGTTTTTTGGCAGCATCAGGAGAGCAACTTAGTGCAGCCCCGAGAGTTGTATAATCTCCATACTGCAATCTGTTTTCCAATAGATCGATTTCTTTTTTACTTTTCAGTCCGTTTGTTAGGACATTATTTATTTTCTCCATAGTTTTGTCTTGTTGTCGTGACAAATGTAGATAAAATAATATCTAAAAATAGCATTATGGATAAAAATATATCCTATATCAAGGAAAGAATATTGCAATACTCTGAATACAAAGGAATTGGGAAGGAAAAATTTATTGAGAATCTAGGTATGACCTATGGTAATTTTAAGGGAAAACAGAAGTTGACCTCTGTAAATTCTGATTTTTTAGATAGATTTTTATCTAAATATCCTCAGGTCAATATTGAATGGTTGCTTTCTGGAGTTGGTGACTTAGAAAAAAAAGCGGTAAATAATTCGATCTCGGACAACGTAAATTCAATTATTAAGGAGCCAACTGGATTAGTTTATGAAATTCATAATGAGGCTAAGCTTTTCGATGATAAACAAGAGCCCGAAATATTAGAAAACTCGAGTGGAAATAAGTACTTTATTTATCCCGATGGTACAATTAGGATTGAGGTTATGAAAGTTCCATTTTTAGCATACGCCTCTTATATAGAGTGTTACAATGACATAGTGATTTGCAAAGAAGAGTTTTCTACAATTACATTTAAAGTTGATCACATAGGCCGTGGAAACTATGTAGGGTTTGAATCCTTTGGTGAAAGTATGTGGAATAGTGGCGGTTATGACACGCCTTCCGGAGCCGATATATTAGGAAGAGAGGTGGGGAAGCATTTATGGGCTAATGGGTTTCACACTACAAAATACGGATTTATTATAATATCAAAAACAGGTATTTGGCATAAAGACATTATAGATTTAAAAGAAAATGGAGATATTACGTTATCATCACGAAATCCAACTTCACCACCCTTTGATTATCCCCTAAACGATGTTCTTCAGATTTTTCACGTAATTAAACGGTCTTTTTAA